GCTCCTGATCTTGGCATTTCAACTCCGGAAGGACTTGAGTGGCTGTCAACCGTGAACGGCTGGTGCTCGAAAGCGGTCGACAACCTTGCGGACCGACTTCAGTTTGACGGCTTTGAGCATGACGAGTTCAATTTCCAGTCGTTATATGATCAGAATAACCCGGACATCCTTTTTGATGACGCGATGCTCTCGGCCCTGATCAGTTCCTGCGCGTTCGTGTTGATCACGAAGGGAACGGAGAACGAGGTTGATGGTCAGCGGATCCGCTTCCAGGTCATTGACGGAGGCAACGCGACCGGAGTGATCGACGATTATACGAAGCTCCTGACCGAAGGCTATGCCGTTCTGGAACGTGACGATAACGACGGCGTGGTGAGTTACGCATACTGCGTTCCGGGGAAAACGGAAATCTACAAGGGCGGGACTCTGATCGGAGTGGAAACTTTCGACTCGGACTTCTGCGCACTGGTTCCGATCATCTACAAGCCGGACGCCAAGAGACAGTTTGGTCACTCGAGGATAAGCCGCGCCTGCATGGACTACGCAAAGAGCGCCATGAGGACGGTCAAGAGGATGGAGATCTCTTCGGAGTTCTATTCGTTTCCTCAGAAGTACGCGACCGGACTCGCACAGGACGCAGAGGACATGGAACCGTGGAAGGCCGCCGTGTCAGCGATGATGACGTTCTCGAAAGATGATGAAGGCGACTCGCCGTCGGTCGGACAGTTCCAGATCGGCTCGATGGCGCCTCACGTTGAGCAGCTCAAGTCCATCGCTTCCATGTTTGCGGGAGAGACGGGACTGACGCTTGACGATCTCGGTTTTGCCACAAGCAACCCGTCGAGTGCGGAAGCCATCAAGGCCGGACACGAAACCTTGAGACTGATGGCTACCAAAGCGCAGAGGTGCTTCGGAATCGGTTTCAAGAACGTCGGTTACATGGGCGTGTGCATCCGTGACAATACGAATTATCGTCGCGAGACAGTCCTGGAGACGAAGTTGCTATGGAAGCCGACCTTCGAGCCTGACGCAGCGATGCTCTCGGCAATAGGTGACGGAGTCCTCAAACTTAACCAGGCTATGGAGAGCGGCGGAAGCTACATTGACGAAGCAAAAATGAAGAGGCTGACGGGGATTGAATAATGGGACTGACTTATGCGGACATCAAGGAAGAGTTCAAGAGGGAAGTCAACAATGACAAAGTCTGTCAAAAACTCTACGCAAAGATCAGGAACGGGAACGCATCCTATGCAACTACCGGTCAGCTTTCCCAGCAAATAGGAAAGGACCTCGGAAGAGTCCTGAGACGGTACGCTCCCACGGTCAGCATCGACGAGTGGGACCTTGACGATCTCATTCCGAAGTCTCTGGGCGCGGATCACGCGATGGTCGTCTCGGCCTGCAAGGAAGTGCAGCTGAACATGAACAAGGATGCGGGCATCGGACTGAAGTTCAAGGAACCGAAGTTCGATTGGGACCGAGTCCACGGCCTCATCGATGAGCTGCGCGAACACCCGGACAGCTTCAGCGACATCGAGAAGAGCTTCTATGATCAGCTCGAGAACTTTTCGAGAAACGTTTCTGACGATGCGATGTTCAGCAACGCTCAGATGGGATGGAAAGCCGGCTTGAGGACGGTCGTGATCAGAACGGCCGATCCCGGATGCTGCAAGTGGTGCACGATGGTGGCGGGCCGTTATTACTATGATGAGGTCCAGGACAGAGGTAACGACGTCTGGCGCTTCCATGAGAATTGCAAGTGCACGATAGACTACTACACCGAGAAAAACGGTGCGGCATATAGGGAAAGAGTCAAAGACAAACCAACAGAAGAGTGAGGTGACGTTCATGCCAACGCGATCACGGGACAAACCAAAGGAGGGAACGGTTAAAAATGAGTAGAGTCGGGAATCAGATCCCGACTCAATCTGTAATTCTGCCGTATGAGAAGTCATACGGAGATGAAGCGGTTCAGTTATATAACATGAGTGGTAACGTCTGCCAGGAATGGCAGGCGTTAATGCTGAATGACATCATGGCTGTCAATGCCGACGGCCTTTGGGTGCATACAAAATTCGGGTATTCGGTCCCGCGCCGTAACGGCAAGACCGAGATCCTGACCCAGCGTTCGATGTGGGGCCTATTTAACGGTGAACACATTCTTCACACTGCCCACTTGACGGACACGGCTCACACGGCCTGGGAGCGCCTAAAGGCCCGGCTTGAGTGCATAGGCGTCGCGATCAGAACCTATAAGGGGTACGGACGCGAGCGTATCGAGATAGTCGAGACAGGCGGACTGATAGATTTCAGAACGAGGACAAGTTCCGGAGCGCTTGGTCAGGGTTACGATCTTCTGATCATCGACGAGGCTCAGGAATACACGACGGCGCAACAGACCGCGCTCAACTATGTCACTTCCTCGTCAAAGAATCCGCAGATCATCATGTGCGGCACGCCTCCGACGGCGGTCAGCTCCGGCACGGTCTTCCGCGACTTCCGCGACAAGACCTTGCAGGGCGAGTCCATCAACGCAGGATGGGCGGAGTGGTCCGTTGACCACAAGACTAACGTCCATGACAAGGAAGCGTGGTACAAGACCTCGCCGTCACTGGGCACCATCCTCACGGAAAGGATCGTCCAGGATGAGATCAATGGTGACGATCTCGACTTCAATATTCAGCGACTCGGCTTGTGGATCCGTTACAACCAGCAGTCAGCCATCAGCGCACCCGACTGGGACGCGCTCAAGGTGGAGACCTTGCCAAAGTTCAAGGCGCCGCTTTTTGCGGGCGTCAAGTTTGGCAGGGACGGCGTAAACACCGTTTTGGCCATCGCGGTCAAGACGGATGACGGCCGTATCTTTGTTGAGGCGATCGACTGCAGGAACCAGCGTGACGGCGACGACTGGATCATCAACTTCCTAATGAAATGCAAGGTCAAGACCATCTTGGTTGACGGTGCTTCCGGGGTTGAAACGTTCCAAAAGGAATGTAAAGACCAAAAGCTCAAGGGTGTCGTGAAGGTTGCATACAAGGAAGTCATACAGGCATCTTCGGACTTTGAAAAGGCCATAGCCGCCAAGACGATCTGTCACAACGGACAGCCTGCATTGAGGCAGTCCGTTACCAACTGCAAACACAGAGCGATCGGCTCAGGCGGTGGCTACGGCTACCAAACACTCGATGACGACATTGAAGTTTCGCTCATCGAGGCAATCGTACTGGCAACTCACGCGTGCGCAAACGCGAAGGAAGCAAAAAAGCAGCGCGTCAGTTACTAAATACATTACGTTACCGAACGGATTGAATCGGGGAAAGGACAAAACCATGTCAGAACAGAATCAGGAAGGCTTCAAGCCCATCGAAACCCAGGAAGAGCTGGACAACATCATCAAGGACCGCCTGAAGCGCGAGCGCGAGTCCGCGCAGAAACGCTATGAAGGATGGATCTCTCCGGAGGACCACCAGAAGGCATTGGATGACGCTAACAAGGCATTTGATGATTTCAAGAAGGCTCACGAGGGTGACGAGGCAACCATCGCAGACCTCACGGCGAAAAACAAGGCTTACGAGACGGCCTCATTAAAGTCTCGGATAGCTCACGAGGTCGGTCTTTCCTATGAGTGGATCTCAAGGATCAGCGGAGACGACGAAGAGTCCATCCGTTCCGATGCGGAATCACTCAAAAAGCTGGTGGGCAGTGGCCACACGCCGTTGCCGACCAAATCAACAGAGACCGCAGTGCCGGATGCGCATACAGCGTCATTGAAAACGGTACTGAGCGGAATAAAACAAAACACGTAAAGGAGAAAATGACTTATGGCATTTACATCAACAGGATTCCCTGCAGAACTGGTTAGGGAAGTATTCGTAGGCGCAGCAGGCAAGTCTTCCATCGCGAAGCTCTCCGCACAGAAGCCCATCGCTTTCAGCGGAACGGACATCATGGTCTTCTCACTCTCTGGTGAGGCAAACCTCGTTGCAGAAGGTGCCGCAAAGGGTGCTCACACCGGATCCAACTCTGTCAAGAACATCGTTCCTCTCAAGGTTGAGTACGGTGCAAGAGTTTCTGACGAGTTCATCAGATGCTCCGAAGAGAAGCAGCTTGAGTACATCAAGGGCTTCCAGGATGGTTTCGAGACAAAGCTCGCTCGTGCTCTCGACATCATGGCCATGCACGGAACAAACCCTGCAACAGGCTCTCTCGCAACATCACTCATCGGCAAGAACTCTTTCGACACTAACGATGACGTAACATCCGTTACTTATGACGGTTCTCATCCTGACGCAAACGTTGAGAGCATCGTTGCTGCAATCGGCGACTATGACTTCAACGGTCTCGCTATGAGCAAGGGCTTCGCAGCTGACCTCGCTAAGCTCAAGGTCAACGGCGTTCCTCAGTTCCCCGAGCTCGGATGGGGCGCTGAGCCTTCAAGCATCAAGGGCGTTCCCGTTTCCATCAACTCAACCGTTTCTAAGGTTGTCGGTGAGTATGCTTACGGCGGTGACTTCCAGAACGCTTTCAGATGGGGCTATGCCGACAAGATCAACTTCGAGGTTATCGAATACGGCAACCCTGACAACTCTGAAGCCGGCGACCTCAAGGGTCACAACCAGGTCTACCTCCGCGCTGAGGCTTGGATCGGCTGGGCTATCCTTGACGGTGCTGCTTTCGCTCGTATTGAGAAAACGGGCAGCGGTTCCTGATGCGTTTTAGGAACGTCAAGACAGGCGTGGTCATTGATGCGCCATCCATGCTTGGCGGACCCTGGGAAAGAATAGACGGCGGCAAGGCTCCTGC